CATTCATTCGTCCTTCAGTTGAGGATGCAGGAGTACTATCAGAAGCTCAACGACAATTGGACCAGACTGTGTATGAGTTCGTTCAAGCCAATTGGAACAAGCGGTCCTGGAAGAGCAAGCTCACTGGACTCTTCAGGTTTGGAAAGAAGTAACCATGCAAGATATTGCTTTAGCATTCAGATCCCACATGATACAGCAGGACGCAATAACTGCTGTATTTGGCGACCGTGTGCACATCGATGATATCCCACAAAATGCTGTGTACCCCTGCGTGCGTATACAAGTCATTTCAGATTACCCGAAGCGATCCCTATCTGGAACAGGACTTGGTAAAGCACTTATGCAGCTAAATGTTGTGGACCCCAGCCGGGTAGTCGTAGGCGAGTCTGGGGAAGTTCTCAGATCAGTCTATGACGGGTTCACTGGGCCGATTGGTGAGTTCAAGACACGCGTGGCCGTGGTCAATGTAACATCAGACTGGATTGAGAATGCTAAGGTGTATATCCGCATGGTAGAAGTGGATGTAGGATATGTCAGAGAAAAATAAGCAACCACCTCCTGTAGCAGAGCAAGTGGAGGAACCTAAGCGCGTACTACTATACTCAAAAGCGCTTTGGAAAGGTGTGGTCCCGGTGTTTCAGTGCGCTAAATGTGACTTCTCCGACGAGTCAGAGGATAACATGAAGCTCCACATACTACTACACTTTCCTCCTGAACAACGCAACACTATACTGGATACGCTCGTGTATCTAGAACAAAGGAAAGGATAAAGCATGGCTCCAACCGCATTGACTGTGCAAGACATGAAAGGGCCTTTCGATACGATTGCCGCTGGTAACCTGGCTGTAACAACTGTTTCACCAGATACCACGAACGGCAACTCGTTCAAGTGCACCGGGAGGGAGATCCTCCTCATCAACAATGGCACGGGTTCGCCTGTAACCGTGACCTTCACATCAGCTCCTGACGATCAGGGCCGTTCACAGGACATCACGGCATACTCCATCCCGATCAGCACGCTCGCGTATTTCACGGGTGGACTCACCAATTCCAGGGGCTGGAAACAATCGGACAACACTGTCCAGTTCAAAGTGACTGGCACAGGGTCCTCCTGCGCTGTCCTCCGGCTCCCATAAGGAGATTGACCAATGTCAAACGCTTTTTGGGTATATGGCAGCAAGATCAAGCTTGGCGATGGCGGTACGCCTGAAGTCTTTACTTCAATTGCTGAAGTACTTGACCTTACACCGCCTGCCCTGTCTCGTGACTCGATTGACGTCACCAACCAGGACACTGTCAACGGCTGGCGTGAGAAGATCCCGGGCTTCCGGGACGGCGGCGAAGTTTCCTTCAAGTGCAACTGGCTGCCCGGCAATTCCACACAGAACGCTACCACAGGTCTGTTGTCAACCTTCAATGACAACCTGTTGCACAACTGGCGAATTGTGCTCCCGGACACGATCACTACTGTGGCCTTCAAAGGCTTCTTGACTGGGTACGAGCCTGACCTGCCTCTCGAAGAGCAGGGACAGCTTTCGCTGACGATCACCGTATCTGGTGCTGTAACCATCACCTAACCATAACACTATACACTTCAAAGGAGTGAGCAATGACCAGCTTAACCCGCAGTGACATTCTTGCAATCAACGATATCGAGCCGAAGGAAATTACGATCCCTGACGATATCCCAGGCTGGGGTGGAAAATCAGTATTCATTCGCCCTCTTAGCAGGGCACAGCAAGACGAGTATCAGCGCCGCCAGTTTGGCGACATGAAGATGAAGCAGACTCCTGGTCGTAAGCAGACATCCCAGGAGCTTGTCTCTATCAACCTGTATGGCCACGACACCTGGCTCTTTGTTAAGGGTGTATGTGACAATAGTGGGCAGACGCTCTTCACAGAGAAAGACATGGAAGCACTCAAGGAAAAGTCCGGACAGGCTATTGGCTGGGTGGCCAAGCAGATCCTGGTCTATAGCAAGATGGATGGTGGAGATAGTGAGGCAGCTGAGGAAGAAGCAAAAAACTCTTCGCAGACGAAGGAATGATGTTTGACCTTCGTCTGGGATTAGCTTTAGGCAAGAGTTTGGAAGAAGTAAGGAGACTGCCATACAAGGAAATTCTGCTCTGGAGAATGTTTTACCTTGTGGAACCATGGGGCTTCGTGGACCAAGAGTTTCGGGACGCTAGAATGTTGGCACAGATGTATAACATCAATGCTCCCAGGAACAAGCAGAAGCCAGTACAGAGGTTCATGCGCAATATGGTAAGTATGGTAATGAATGCATTCCACAAGGAAGCACCGCAAGTAGAAGTTCCTGACTTGGACACTAAAGAAGGTCAAGCACAAGCCACAGAGATTGCAGTACAGAAGTTCAAGGAGATGTTTGGTGGCAACGTGATTGACGCAAGGAAGCGCTAAAATGGCTGATCCTAAAGTAACCGTAAGAGTGGAAGGTGATAGCACAGGGTATGATCGTACGATAGATGATGCCCTGAACAAGACAAAGAATATTGGTCAGCAGTTCAAGCAGGTAGGTTCCAACCTTTCCCAGCTTGGACGTACCATGACTGCCATGTTCACTGTCCCCATTGTTGGCGCAGCTGCACTTGTGGGGAATGAGTTTGTATCTCTAGATACAAAGATGCAGAATATACAGTCTATTGCACAAGACTTAAGTGATAGAGATATTGCGAATTTAAGACAGCAACTTATTGATATGTCCAAAGATGAGGACATAACTACTGAGTCTGCTTCTGCTTTGGCTGACGCTTTTTACTTTATTCAAAGTGCTGGATATGATTTAGCACATGGAGGTTTAGATGTTTTAGCTGTATCTACTAAAGCTGCGTCAGCAGGTCTTACAGATACTAATACAGCAGCTAATGCTATTATGGGTGTGCTTCATGCTTATAACATGGAGGCCGATCAAGCTGGTCATGTGTCAGATGTTCTATTTAAGACAGTTGACGCTGGTGTTATTACGTTCGAGGATCTTGCTGGAGGTCTTGGACGTATTACAAATACTGCAGCTGTTGCAGGTATCTCGTTGGAAGAAATTGGTGCATCAATGGTAGTTCTTACTCGTAAGGGTATGCCTGCTGCAGAGGCATTTACTGCCTTGAACCAAGTCATGTCCAAGCTTGCGGCTCCTACGGAGAAGATTAAACAAGCTGCTAAAGATTTAGGCATTGATATTTCATATACTGCATTAAAGAGTAAAGGATTTGTTGGTGTCTTAGATGAAATAGTCAAAAAGGACAAAGACGGCGAAGTCATGTTTGAGTTGTTCGGAAATAATGTCCGTGCACTTAAAGGTATTCTTGGTCTTACATCCGAGGAACTTGCTACATATACTGATGCTCTTGATGATATGAAGACTGCATCCGATGGTGCAGGTCGTACCCAGATGGCCTTTGAGCAACAGACTAAGTCCATTGACGCACAGATCAAGTTCTTGAAGAATGATATGATGGCTGTTGGTATGACGCTGCTAGAGATCCTCATGCCTTACTTCACGATGTTCGTAGGTTGGTTGCAGAAGGCCACAGACTGGCTCGCTAAACTGAGTCCCACCACGCAAGTGTGGATTGTGGCCTTGCTCGCCCTTCTAGCAGTTATGGGTCCACTACTAATGCTCATTGGTGGAATTGTGTCCGGTATCGGTGCAATCATAACCGTCATCGGCGCAATCAGTGCACCTATCTGGATTGTAATCGGCGTAATTGCTGCACTCATCGCCGTAGTGGTCCTCCTGTACTTCGCCTGGAAGAACAACTGGTTAGGCATACGAGACACCACAACCGAGGTTCTCAGCTACCTAAAGAATTTGTGGACTTCATTTACTGACTGGTTCACACAGTTGACCACAGGCAAGCTCGGTGTCTGGTCTTTGTTGTGGACCAACACGTGGAACTCGATCAAGCTGTTCTTCAATGGCATCCTGACTAACCTCCGCTTGGCCCAACAGGCGTGGCACTACGCAGTCATGGGAGACTGGTATAACTTTGG